TGCTACCTTTCCCCAACGAATCACAGCATCATTCGCATCTTTGACATCCGCGGGCCATGCAGGCATGCTCACACTCCATCCCAGTTCCACTGCACGATCCACCAGGCGCATGCCTGCTTCGTCCTGATCAGGAACCACAATGACTTCACGATCCAGACTACGTATGAGTCTGACCTGGGAGTCGTTGATTTCGGCATGCAACACAGCCAAGCCGCCAATACTGAGTGCATCAAACACACCTTCGACCACGATGGCATAGCGCCAGTCAGCGCCTTGCAGGTCTGTGCCAAACACATAGCCGGGCTGTGTGTCGTGTATGTACCGGGGTTGTCGATTGTCCAGCATGCGACTGCTGTAGCCTACCACACGATTATCATAGGTAAATGGCACTATGACCTGTGGACGAGTCCAATGCACTGCATCATTTTCAATCACAGTCATCACAGGATAGTCTTTGGGTATTGCACGACCACGCAAGTAGTCCCAGTGTGGACTATGCTTGGTTGTGACAAGTTCTGCTGCTGGTGGTAGTTCACGTTCTTCAAACTCTATGCCTTGCAAGGTATTGCTAAATCGTTGACGATCTGTGAGCAGGCCTTCCATGCTGCGATGGCGCAGACTTTCTAGATTGATACGTTCTATTTCTTCGCTAGGAACACCTAGCCATGACATGAGTTTGCGTGCTTTGAATGAAAGATTACGACCTATGATAAAGCTGGCAGTGTAGCCACAGTTGAAACAGTGGTAACTCCAGCCCGCATTACTGGTTTTGATACCACCTCTGCTGCGGCGATCTCGGCTTTCGCCATTGTGTTCACAACAGGGTGCATTGAAACTGATCCACCCACTGGCACTGGGCTTGCGTCGTGCGGGTAAGTAGGACAAGACATCAATCATGTTGTATTATAACATGATTTTTGATTTAGATCAATGCTGATTGAGACTAACGGTAAAGTAGATTTACCACAAAGCCTGTGGAAATTATCACTATGGCGCCTTGACTTTGAGGAGGAACCGGATAGGCATTCACATTGACTCCGGCTGCTGGTACAGGCCAATAGCCCGATCCGCCATTGGTTACTATGATTTCTTCAACCACTCCGTATGAGCTGATTATGGCTTCGGCCGTGGCGCCGGCACCATTACCCAAAATGCTGACTGTGGGCGGAGCCAAATAGCCACTTCCACCGTTGGCCACTGTGATACTGGTCACAACACCATCTGTGCAAAAAGCATAGGCTATGGCTGGTGTTCCAGGAGGCTCCGGTGTAGCAAAAATTGAATTGTTAAAACACAATCTCAACAAGGGATGCCATCCAATGATATTCATGTGTATGGTTCTGGTTTCATTTAGGTAGGTAGTTGACTCGGTAACATTGTACCAGATACTTTGATAGTTTTCTGCAGCCTGTGCCTTGATGGTTCCGGTATAACCAATCAGGTCCATTTGTATGGTGGTTACCGGACCGCGTGGTTCAATAAAACTACTGAAATATTCTGTGTTCCATAAACCCGGAAAGCCGCCACCTGCACCAGTTGGATTGCCAGACCAGTAAGGATTGCCGCCCGGAAAATTGCTGTATCCAGCTCCATCATAGCTGATTTCGTTGGAAATTTCCAATGTGGGGATTGTGAGTTCGGCGCTGGGCACAAATTCGGGCAACACTGAATTTACAATATCTACTGGAGCTCTTGCGCCAGCTTGTGCGTCGACAAATACTGCTTCGGTAAGCCCGCCTGTTTGTGTGCGAGCCAAACTGTAGCTGGCAGGCTGTGCTTGAACTGCCAAGAGTTCGGCAGTGGTCAATGTGACCTTGGCGCGACCCGTGGCAGCGTTCAGCGTGACCATAGGCGCTTCCAATAGAATTTTGTCGCCAGCCTGGCTGATTGCACGAAATACAAATGTGCTACCGGTGATGTTGACAGGTTTTTGATCTTGATTGATGAATTCAAACAAAATCACATTGTCAACACCCTTGTTAATTGTTAATTTTTTAGCGTACACAGGATCCCACCTATATGTGAATGTAGAACCGTCGCTGGTGTCCAGGAGCAGGACTCGAGTGCGTTGCTGGTACAGATAAGCGGTGGTTGAATACATACATGCTATTTAGCGATTGTGCAACCATGACGGAAATTGGTTATAAATATCCCAGATGGCCAATGACATATTCAAACAACTAGCAGAAAAATATCCATTTATAACGCTGTGTGTGTATGCCAGCACAGAATACGTGGGTATCATACAAAATCAAGATGACTCGATTACTACGATCTACGACTTTGGAAACATACAAGATATAACAAGTAAACGGCGTTTTTTAGAATTGGCCAATGTTTGGTGGTGGGAATCAAACCGCAGCATACCCATAAACATATTCTTAAAAACTGAATGGGACCCGTTCCGTATGTGCTTGCGTACTTTTGTCAACAAGGACCTACAAATCTTGCACGGCCCAGTATGCAGTCTCAGTGAGATGGCCCGTAAAAAAAGCAAGAGAAAATCAATTACCCTGGTTCGGCGTGTTAGTTAGATTCATGTGCAGGGCTACCAGGGCCGCATAAGAAATCGCATGGCTCTGCTTGAACACAAATCCTCGGCTGCCGTCACCATCCCAAACAGATTCAAACACTTGGTCCCAGGGTTGATTTTGCAAGTGTGCCTTGCCAGGACGTATGATACTGATAAATGCTGCCATCCTAGGAATACTGTCGGGCCGCATTGATTTAAGCAACTCTGTGTAGTTGCCAATGTGCGCCAATTGACTAGCCCACTCTGGGTCAGTCCACAATCTGGACCATGGTGGATCCTGATCTAGAACTTGTGCATAATGCTCAGGACTTTGTATCAACTGATACACGGTCATGTTCAATAGATCTATTTTGAAGTAGCCCAGTTGTTCAGCTGTTTCATAGTCTATGGCCGCACAGGCATCAACAGGATCCACAGGTATATCTGTGACATACACTCCGCTGTTGTGACGTCGGGCCTGTCCTTGATGTAGTTGACGTGCCGGTGTGGCTTTGATCAACTTCAGTAACTGATCTCTATCGGCCAAGTCTATGTCAATGTCTGCACTCATTACCAACCTGCTTTCTGTAACATTTCCTTCACATATTCCTGATCGGCCACATAGTCTCCAAACTTTTTCATCCACACTTCACTGTCTATGTAGGGCCATGTCATGGCGATCTGGCTGGCATCCAGCTCGCCCAAGAATCGTTGTCCGCTTTCACAATTATACACTATCCAGGCGCTGATGCGACCTGTGGTCACAGCATAGACCATGGCATTGGTATTGCCGTAACGCAGGCAGTCTTCTGCAGGATTGCCTGTTTGCTCAGACCAATCTATAGCAAACTCCATGGCACGAGCCAAGGCATCATTCACATTCTCCACACGCAGGTAGTCTACCAGGTATTCGGTGTACATGGTATCTCGGCCCCAGTGATCAATCTTCTTGTTGTGTTTGAGCAACCATTCCATGAATCTGGCCGGATTCACAGCCCGGGTATCCACACAGTATCTACCAAATTTCACAAAGGCACGATAGTACGGACTGGCCGCAAAGTCTTCAAAGGTTTTTAGTCGGGCACTGCCCTGTGACATTTCATAGAACTTCAAATAGGCCTGCAGGCCCAGTTGTACTCCACGCTCGTCTTGTTCTTGGAATCGCCGTTTGGGCTCGCACATGTGTACGGCCAGGCTGGTTTCTTTGACAAAACTTCGTTTGCAATACCTGCATTCGTACATTACTTTTCACGACCCAGAGCTTTGACATAGGCATCTATGTCTTTTTTGGTATTGATTTCGGACAGGACTTCTAGCTCGTCGTCTTTGAGATGCGGAAACAATTCTGACAGTTGTTTTTTAATGCTGCCTGCGCCGGGTTCTTTTTTCTTGGGAGCAATCCAGGTGTGACGTTGTGTGCCCATACCAGGGCTGACTGTGGTGGCACATAGCCATTGTAGTTTTGGATGTCGATTGATGGTAAAAAAATGTTTGTTGAGTCGTTCATTGGTTGCTATCAGATAAAACTCTTGCAGATCTCTGCCGCCTTGCACACTTGATCCATAGCGGATCATAAGGAAGTTGCTGAACTTTTTCTTTTCGTCGACAGTGAGGTCGTCATAAAACGTTCGATCCTTGCGATCAAACACAGCCATTTCGTTGTTGATACTGAGCTTGTCCACTACCAGGCCTTGTTGTAGTCTAATACTTCGCAGTTCCTGCTGATGTCTTTGACAAAATACACACACTCGGGTTTGGACTCTGTGCCCACTGGAACACACAACATCTGACCATTCTTGAGTTTGGGCGCATACCAGGTGACCTCTTGATAAACGTCAATAATCTCGATGTCCAGAAAACTGGGCCTAAAACTGCTGAGTGGATTGAACTGGAATGCTTTGAATCCTCTATCATTGATGGCTGTGAGTGGTAGGATTTCTAAATCGCCCAGGTCGGGTTCACCGATCAGAATCTGCCAATCCACCGGCATCCGGACTCGATGTTCGCCTATGCGTAACACCAGGGCCGGCGCTGTGAAACTTTCCAAGAAGATCAACGGTATGTAATGATAATCAGGATCAGCCGGATTTGAATTGTCCAGGATGGCAAATCGCATGTCATCTACTTCTTCTGGCAGATGATCTAATTCAAATGGTGCATTGTCTAAAGTTAATATACGCATGAATTTATTATAACAGATTTTGACACAAATGCAACCTTTACTTCCACGCCAGTTTCTCCTGTGTGAATGGATAGTTGGCTTCCCGATAAAAGGTCTTGCGCTTGGTAAGATGACGTTTGGCAAATCTACAAGTACTGGTCACGTCCCAGATCTGTACATGATCCTTGTCTTCGGCTTTTCTGATACCTCGTCCAATGCTTTGAATAACCCGCACAAAGCTCTTTCCTGGTTCCACCAACACAAGGTTAAAAATCCTAGGTATATTGATACCCACTGCAGCCACACCATAGGTAGCCACAATGATCTTGGCATCGGCCACAGCCACTTCGTCGTATTCATCTTGTCTGTCCTTTGCTTTGGTTGCCCCCGATACCATCACGGCACCGTCGCCTAGCCTCTCTATGATACCTTGTCCGGCGGCAATACGATCTACCAACACAAGAGTGTTGCCGGTCTCATTGACTTGCCGGATCAAATCAGCAATGGTATCTAATCTGCCTGGTTCTTCCAACAGGTATTTTAGCTCGCTTTGATAATTGGTAAACTCTGCATGATCTTCCAACTGCACAATGTTCACGTGACATTGTGCCAACACGCCCTGGCTTTGTAGTTCGCTGGCACTGAGTTTTCCAATCACTGGACCAAGGCTACACTTGAGTGCCTGCGATTCAAATGGTTCCTTGGGTATGGTTCCTGTGAGTCCCCAGCGCAGGGGGATACGACTCATGACTCCTGTGAGCAAGGTCTTTAAGGCGTCGGCCTTGGCCATGTGCACCTCATCCACAATCACGCACACCACATCTTGTAAAAACTCACCAATGGTAACATCACCTACTGAATTTTTTGTATTCTTCAGCAGGATATTTAGACTTTGCCAGGTACAGATAGTGTGTGTGCGGCCCCATTCTTTGCGATCGCCAAAATACACACCCACATCCTGTTGCATGTTGACGTAGTCTTTTTCTGTTTGTGTTACTAGACTCTTGTTGGGCACAATCACAATGGTGCGACCATATGGTGCCACAGCGTTGCTGAGTGCGGCCGTGATCACTGTTTTGCCAGCACCGGTGGCGATCTCTTGTATGCATTGTGGATTCTCAAGGAAGTTGTTGATAATCTCAACCTGATAATCACGCAACTGCATGGGCTGGCCTTCAAGGGGATGTCCCTTGCCCCACACAATGTGTCCAAATGTGTTTTCGTTTACTTGTTGGAATTCAAATGTGGTACTGTAGTCTCTTTGATCATCCAAGTCAATATCGTAATTGAACTTTTCCAAGATAGGAATGATATCTGGCAGTAGATTTATGTAAGTGCTACCGCCT